GCTACATTAGGCGGTGAAGGACTTCCTCTTTTTGCTACATTAGGCGGTGAAGGACTTCCTCTTTTTGCTACATTAGGTGGCGAAGGACTTCTTCTGTTTGCAACTGTTTTGCTTGCATTTGGTAGATTTCTTGGTGGTGATACTTTTGATAAAGATGGACTTCTAGGAGATGATACTGCTTTATTCATTAATAATCTTGCTCTAATATAATTATAAATATAATTAAAAAATGATTTAATAAAATAAACAATATAATTTTATGAGATGAGCAATATTTATGTGGGAGCGCATATAAACCGCGAAAAAACTATTGTAAAAACGATGGAAATAATAACTAAAAATGGTGGTAATTGTTTACAATTGTTTGTTTCTAATCCTAGAAGTTCTTCTTTAGTTAATATTGATAATTATATTACAAATGCAGATAATATTAAAAATTACACCTCAATAAATAATTTTAAGACTATTATACATTCTTCGTATACTATAAATTTAGCACGTGATTTTAAAAACGGAAAACGAACTATACCTATAAATGAATGCATATGGATAAAGATATTATTACATGAATTATATATTTCGCATTTAATTAATTCATCTGGTGTTATAGTACATGTTGGAAAACATACCACTTTATCTTATAATAAAGGTAAAGAAAATATGCGAAATGCTATTGAATATATTATTGAGGAATTGCAAAAAAATAATTTAAAAACAAAGATAATAATTGAAACACCTGCAGGTCAAGGTACAGAGTTATTAACTAATTTAAATGAATTTATTGACTTTTATAATAGTTTTTCAAAAGAGCAAAAAAAATATTTAGGTATATGTTTAGATACTGCCCATATATGGGCAGCTGATTATGAATTAAATGAAGCATATAATATCATATGCAGTAAAAATGCGAACGATCTAATTGTTATACATCTTAATAATAGTAGTGTTAAAAAAGGAAGCAGTATTGATAGACATGCTTCAATTTTTGATAGCAATAAAGGAACTATTCCTCTTGACACAATTAAACAATTTATAGAATTATTTAAGAAGAATAAACATATTCCAATTGTAATTTTAGAAACACCGTCAATAGAATATTCGCAAGAAATTAAATGGATATATGATAATATATAATCTATTTATCTTCAATCTTAATCCAACTATCGGGAAATAAATCTTTAGTAATCGTATCTTCATAATGAGGACCAAACCATGTTTCCGGATAACATACAACAGGTTCATTCGATGAAGATAAGTAAGCACCAAACCAAGAGAATGTGCTATTTCCAATAATATAATGTTTTGCAGATGTCATAATTAATAATTGTTCCCAATCAGAAATATTATCAGATACTTTTTTATATCTTAAATCTTTACCTGTTAATTCTTTTAAAGCATTATTAATTTCTAAATTATAATTATTAACTGTTTCATAATCATTTTCTTCGCAAAAATATAAAATGTCATGATCATATATGTCAACACCTTTGCTAATTAAAGTTTTAAAAGCATTTATATAATATATCGGAGTTTTAACAGGATGATATATTTGAAGATTAAAATAATCTCCCATTCGATAATGAACAGATATTGTTTTATTAACAGTATATTCTGGATACTTTTTTAAAACATTATTGATTTTTTCATCAATACCTATAATCCTTCTTATTTTATTAATATTATGTTCAAAATATTTATAACTTTGAAAATATCCATCTAATAATGTATCATTATTTAAAATAGATATTTCCTTATAGTGAAAAAAGGGGGCAGTATATTTATCAGGAATAGGTGGTTCATTTGAAACTTTGTGACTTATATTACTAAATAAAGTATCCCAGTAATATTTACGATATCCATTATCATTTAAATATAATATATAATTTTGACAATTATCAATATAATATGATATAACTGCAAATATTTTAAATAGTTGGTTTCCTAGTCCTCCAAATACTATAATACCTATATTATTCATTTTATATATTTATAAATCTTTTATTTTTTATATAATTATTTATCTTCTATCTTAATCCAATTATCAAGACCCTTATCATGAATTTGATCTCTAAACCATGTTTCAGGATAACATACAACAGGTTCATTTGATGAAGATAAGTAAGCACCAAACCAAGAGAATGTGCTATTTCCAATAATGTAATGTTTTGCATATAGTATATAATTTTGACAATTATCAATACAATAAGATATAACAATATATATATGTAATTATATAAAAAAATATAAATAAAAATTGATAAGATTTATTATAGTTATTTTTAACAACAAAATATGCCTCTCAATCAAACAACTACCCCTTCTGCAGTTATCATTAATACTGATATTTATACTAAATATAATTCTGTTGTGCAGTTATCTTCAAATAACTTAGATAATTCATTTATCTATCCTACTATGTTTGATAGATGGAGAGATATCTAAGTAAATATATTTTAGTTACTATAAGTAAATATCATAGTTGTTTGTATATTATATTTTTTATATTAAAGTTATAGATATATTGAAACATCTCCCGAATCCCTGATTTAATATTTTCCAGTAATAATGTGATAAACATAATTAGTTTTATTTTTTCTATTAAATAACTATATTTATATTTTATTCTCTACTTTATCATAATAAATATGAAAATATATTATTAAAAATATAAAAATTGATAATATATACTGTTGTTACAATATTAAAACAGTTAATAAGATGACTATCTCTATTAAGATCAAGGAATTTATGAATAATATGCCAGATACGTTGAATACTAAAAAAGAGGTTGATGAATATTTCAAGAATTCTATGAAACAAATTCTTGTAAAAAATAAGGATAATGAAGATAAACCTAAAAAAGAACTTAATGGATATCAATTGTTTATGAAGGAAAATAGTAAAACTGTAAAAGAACAAAATCCTACATTAAATGGTCCTGAAGTGTTCAAACTGATTGCTGCTATGTGGAAGAAAGAAAAAGAACCAAAAGAAGAAGCAGAAGTTGTTATTGAAACTAAAGAAAGTAAAAAAAATACTGAAGTAAAATCTGATGAAAATCTGATCGAAATTACAGAAGTTAGTGAAGAACCAAAGAATGTTGTTAAGAGAAAAGGAAAGAAATAAATAAATGTTTACTTGGTAATAAAAATATATGTTATATATTTTTTATAATTTCTAGATATGTTGCAAATCCATCAGCAATATTTAATGGGTTGTTATAACTTGATAATCTAACATCAAAATGAACCCAATTTTTTCTATATTTTACAGGAATAAATTTCATTAAGAATAATGACGCCATTAAACCATCGCTATGAACACATTTATATCCAGAGTTTTTAACATCTGCAATAGTTGATTTAATATATTTAATATATTCTACCCATGGAGGTAATCTTATACTTTTTTCTGCATATTCTTCATTATATAGTTCAATATCCTTTGCTATTTTATCATTTAATGTAAAATATGTAAAACTTGTATGACAGTGTATCCTTTCAGACCATCCAGTTAATGTAGCATAATCAAATATATAATCCGGTTTATAATTTTTACATGCATACGCTAGAGCATCTGCGAGTATTAATCGTCCTTCAGCATCAGTATTAACAACCTCAACTGTAGTCCCATCATATGATTTAATAATATCATTTGGTTTGAGAGACTTACTTGAAACTATATTTTCAACTAATGGACATAGACATACAATACGATGCTTGTAATTAATATCAACTAAATATTTAAATAATCCGAGTGATAATACAGCACCTTCTTTATCCATATACATTTTTTCCATATGTTTACCTATCTTTAATGAATATCCACCAGTATCAATAGTAACACCTTTACCAACAAGACATATTGTTTTTTTATATTTTGGAGGAGTATAATCTAATATTATAAAACATGGTTTATTACTTGAAGTTCCTCCTACAGCATCGATAAGTCTTAGTCCCATATTTTTAATATCTATGTTATTATATTTATTAATTTTAACATATTTTGTATTAGTAAACAAACTGCAAGCATATGAACCAAACTTTTCAGGTGTAAAAATATTAGAAGGTTCATTAATAATGTTTCGTGAAAAAATAGAGTAGTCAATAATTCTAAATAAATTATCCTTATCTATTTTATTTAATTGTGGTATATAAAATAGTATATTATTATTTATTTTTTTTTTACTTTTATATTTATTAAACACATATAATCCTTGCATAATCCTATAAGCGAATCCTTTAATATATTTTTTATTCAATTTAGTTAAATTAAACAAAATATCATTTCTATTATTAAAATTATTAACTATTGTTTTAATATCAATTGATTTTAAAATAATATCTAATACATTACTAATTATTATATTTGCATTATCATTCTTGTTAGAAGATACTATAATATTATTAACAGTCTTATTATTTTTATTAACTACATATATACTCATTCTAATATATGTATATACTTATATTATATATTTGATAATATAAGTTGCGACCCTTTCAATTCATATATTTTATCTGCTATTTCTAGAGCTGATCTTCTATGTGCTATTATTATCATAGTGCAAATTTTATTGTTAAATAATTCTTTTATTGTTTGTTGCACCAGTTCTTCACAATAAGGGTCTAGTGCAGAGGTTGCTTCGTCAAATATTATTATTTGTGGTTTTCTAATAAGTGCTCTAGCAATTGATATGCGTTGTTTTTGTCCACCAGATAGCGAACTTAATTCTGTTCCTTCGAGTTTTGTTTGATATTTATTAGGAAGATTAGATATAAATTCATGTGCATTTGCATTTTTAGCAGCTTCTATAATATCATCGTCGCAGACATTATCTAAACCATAGGAAATATTATTTGCTATTGTATCAGAAAATAATATGCTATCTTGCGCAACATAACCTATATGTTTTTTTAACCATAAATTATCATAATCGCAAATATTTATATTATCAATAGTAATATTTCCTTCTGTTGGTGTTAATATATTAACTAATAATTTTGATAAAGTACTTTTACCACAACCAGAAGCACCAATAATTGCTATCTTATCACCTTTATTAATTTTAAAATTAAAATTATTTAATATTTTTTCTGTAGAATTTTCATATTTAAATGATAAAGAATTAAATGATATGTCGCCATGTAAAATATTATCAAGAGGCATATAATATCCGTACTGGTATTCGGGAGCATCTAGAATATTTATAATGCGCTTATATGGTTCTTTACACTTTATAAACTCATTTTTCATATCAAAAATTGTTTTAATTGTAGAATATAAACCTTGATTATGAAGAATAAATATTGTAAGTCCTTCAATTGTATTTAAATAGTTTGCAGATAATATAATAATAATTGTAATTATTGTTGGGATATTGCTAACTACTAATAAATTGAATCCATATAAAAAGCATTCTACGCTGTTATAATTTCCAATCTTATTAGATAACATATCATATTTATTATATGCATTAATTTCGTTAGCATAAGTTTTTAATACAGATATATGAGATAATGTTTCATGTGTATATGTATTTAATTCTTTATTTAATTCTTCATAATTTACCATTATTTCTTTGTGAATTTTATTATAATACTCTGATATAAAATAATTAAAGGGTATTAAAATTAAAGCTACTACTGTAAGTTTCCAAGATATATTTGTTAATAACCAAAATGTTATTATAATTTCTATAATAGAACGACTTAAAACATTTATATTAAGAGATATAATATCAGATACTACTCTTGCATCATTATTTACTCTTTCTAATAAAGAGTTAACAGGTTCTGTTTCATAAAACTTTAGAGGTTGATTCAAAATCTTTCTATATACAACGCATCTTAATCGCAGATTCATGCATTTTTGCGAATATACAAATAGTGCTCCTCTAAAAGATATTGCAATCATAGATATAAAATTAGTATAAAATAATAAATATAATCTTTCATTTGAAAAATCTCCAATCATCATTCTTGATGTATGTTCTGTAGCATTAACATTATAATATGATCCTATACATCCACATATTAATCCCAAAATACTATATTTTATATCTATATCACATAGTTCAATATACCTCCTAATCATTTGTATAGTGTTTAATAGTAATATTAAATATATATTTATATGTTTTATTTTTGATTTCTAAAAAAATGATTTATATTGTTTAATAATTTATAAATATATTATAAATATGGATATTAATATTTTCATATTTCGTAGAGACTTTCGTATAAATGATAATTACGCTCTAAATAGTCTGATAATGGAATGTGGAAACAGAGGAATATATCCTATGTTTATTTTTAATCCTGAACAAATTTTTCCTAAGAATAATAAGTATTTTAGTAATAATTGTGTTCAATTTATGATTGAAAGTTTAGATGACTTAGATAAAAATATACATGTCAATTATTACGAAGGCATCGATATTGAAATATTAACAAAATTATCAAAAAAATACAACATTAAATCGATAGCATTTAATAAGGACTATTCACCTTTTGCAATAAAAAGAGATAAAATAATAGAAGAGTGGGCAAAAGAAAAAGAGATAAAAATTATTACAGAAGAAGATTATACGCTATATAATATGGGAACTATTTTAAATAATAAAAATGAACCATACCAAGTATTTACACCATTTTATAAAAAATCAAATACATTAAATGTAAATAAAGTACAACCATTAATAGTAAAACGCATAAATATAATTAAACATATTAAAGCATTTGATAAACATAAATATTATGTCATTAATAATGATATAGCTGTTAGAGGTGGTCGCGTGAAAGCACTAGAACGATTAAAAAAAGTAATGACAGATTATTCTACATTTCGTGACTATCCTGCACAAGATAAAACTACAAAATTAAGCGCATATATTAAATTTGGTTGTGTAAGTATACGCGAAGTTTATTTTAATTATAATAATGTCAAAGAATTGCAAAGAGAATTAATATGGCGTGAATTTTATGCAAATATATTATATTATTTTCCTAATGTATTAGGAAACTCGTTCAAGCAAAAGTATGATAATATAGAATGGTCAAATAATAAGGAATGGTTTAAAAAATGGTGTGAAGGTAAAACAGGTTACGAGATGGTTGATGCTGGAATGAATCAATTAAATAAAACAGGGTGGATGCATAATAGATTACGGATGATAACCGCTATGTTTTTAACAAAGGACCTTCTTATTGATTGGAGATGGGGTGAGAAATATTTTGCAACTAAACTTGTTGATTATGACCCTGCGAGCAATAATGGAGGATGGCAGTGGTCTGCTAGTACAGGCACAGACTCTCAACCATATTTTCGTATATTTAATCCTGATTTACAATTAAAAAAATATGACAAGAATTATGAATATATAAGAACATGGATACCAACTTTTGAAATAAATCCAATAGAAAAAATAGTAGTTCACAAAGAACGCACAGCAATTGCTATAAAAGAATTTAAGAACGCATAAACATCGTAAGTTGGTTATTTGCATTCCATATATTTCTAATAACATTATTTCCTCTTTCGTGAGAAACTAAATGAGCTGGATGAATAATACTTCCATATTTGATATTTGTGACTATTACAGGATAAGTTAATACGCATGTATTAACGGCCGCGTATATTAGATGGTCAGAAACTGTCCAACTCGCTAATGATAAATCATAATTATTATTAGATAAAATATACTTTTCTAATATTTTTTGCGCTCCTTCTCTTGAAACTAAATAATAGACAGCACCTGGATAAGATATTTCTCTTTTTATAATTACTTCATTATTTACAAAATGATCTTTATATAAATCATAAATATAATGATCACTACTAACAAATAATTGTAGTGCTTCTATAGTAGAATTATGTTTCTCTTGGAAATTATTTATATGGTTAATAAGTTTGCTATCATCTATATTACATAATATGAAATCATCTTCACAAACACAGAAATATTGATCTCCATCATCATACCCTTTTTTAATTGCTTTTAAATGGGATAGCAAACAAGCAATTTCTACAGGTTTTGTATCATAAGAATCTGGATGACGCATAATTTTACAATCTTTGATAGTTTCTGGTGTTTCTGCAGAAATACGAAAATTATCAATATTATTTTCTTTAAACTGTTTTGTCATATATTCTCTTCTATCAACGCTACTATCTATATTAATCCAATAATGTTTCATTATAATTATAATTATTATTATATAAAATATTCTTTATATAAAAAAATGACTTGATATATATATATTAATAGTATCAAATATACATATATTAGATGGCATTATTTTTAGATACAGAAACTACAGGACTTCCAGATACACGTAATTTAAGATGGGGTGTTTATCCGAATTATAAGGATATAGATAAATATTCTAATGCAAGAATAGTTCAATTTTCTATGTTATTAACTGACAATAAATATAATTTTATAGATGTCAAAGATTACATTATAAAACGCGAAGGATTTAATATAACAAATAAAGAATTTCACGGAATTACAGATGATATATCAGATGATATTGGAGTTTCTTTTAACGTAGTTGCTATAGAAATATTTTATGAGCAATTAAAGAATGTATCGCATATTATTGCACATAATGTCGCGTTTGATGTAGGTGTGATTAAATCTGAATTATACAGAAGAAATCTTCAATATATTATTGATGAAATAGATAAGAAAACACTATTATGCACTATGAAACATATGAAACCAATACTTAAAATTATTAATCAATATGGAAATTACAAAAACCCATCACTAAATGAAATATATAAATATAATTTTAATAAAGATGTTGAAAATGCGCATAATTCTCTATATGATGTTTATAATCTTCATAAAGTAGTAGAACATATGTATAAAAATAAAACACTTAATTATAATATAGATTAAATAATAAGTATATAATTTCAAGATATTTATACTTATTATTCTCTTATTCTAGTTGCCCAAAAAGGATATTTAAGAGATTGTTCACCACCAAAATTTCCATCAGGAGGGAAGAAAGTTTCATCGTCTAATTTTATTATTTTGTTTAATTTACATATAACACTTAATACACTTTGATCATGTCTACTATCTTTGAATTCAAAATTCTGATTTGTGCTATTATAATAATCTGTAAATAATAAGGGATTATCATGAACTGCTTTTAACCATAAATTAACAATATTTGTACTTTCAGCATTTTTTTTTAATATTATAACACCAGCATAACTTTGCCTTGATTTTGCCAAATCACTATTAATATCTATATTAAAATATTCAAAAATTTCTTTTATGGTCCATCTTTTCTCCATAATACCATCTGGATTGTCAGGGCACATATAAAATGATATGCAACCTTCATCACTTTTATTAAGCATATCAATATATTCATTAAATCTATTAATTCCTAGAGGATTAATACTACAACCTGCATCTAAAAAGATCAAAATATCATTATCTTGCATTTTTTCTAAATGTTTATTAATAATATATGGTTTCCATATATAATAACCACCGCCTTTAGGACATTCTAGAATATTTTTAAATTTATTTTTAAATTCCAAATCTAAATCATTAGGACCATATAATGTAACATTATCAAACCACCCTGTGTTATTTGCTTGATTAAATATTCTTTTTTTTCCTTCCTTAAATTTATCATCACCATATGTTATTAAATGTATCATAATAATATATTTTTATTGTATAAATCTTATATAATATTTTTTAATATATATATATAAATATTGTAGAATAATTAAAAGATATTATATATAAGAATTATAATATCATATATTATTATATAATAATTTGTATGAGCGTGATTTGCTGGGAACATAATTGGGGTTTCTTTTCATGTTGTTCTGTTAAATTAGAACACATAGCGGAATATATTAATAATAATAATTTAAAATTTCCTGATTCTGTTGATAGTTCTCTTCTATTTAATTGGTATAAAGAAGAAAATAAAAAAGAGGAAGATATTACATATAATTACTTTGAACATTATAATAATATTACTGATGTAATAAATATAAAAAATCCTATTATTGATAAGATATATAATTATAAGATACATGATTATCAATATTTAATTTATTCATTATTAGATTTTGATAATATTAATCCTATCGTTAAAAAATATTTTTCTCCTTCAGAAAATATTTTAAAAATTATTGAGGATATGGAAAATAAATATAAGATAGATTATAATAATATATGCGTATTATTCTATAGAGGTAATGATAAGAATAGAGAAACATTAATATGTGATTATAATGAATATTTAGTTTATGCAAATAAAATATTAGATATTAATCCTAATATTTTATTTTTAATTCAAAGTGATGAAACTGAATTTATAAATTTTTTTAGTGAAAGATTTCCAAACAACTCATTTTATTTTAATGATGAAATAAGGCATATGCCAAAATGTGATAATACAGTTGATATCATTATGAAAGATAAAAATCCTGTATTTTCTAAATATTATCTCGCTATAACTATTATAATGTCAAAATGTAAATATATTATATGTGGTTCTGGTAATTGTTCATTTTGGATTATTTTATATAGAGGAAATAGTAATAATGTATATCAAAACTTAAATAATAATTGGTTATTATAATAATCTTCAATATATATAAATGATCACTATGGAACAACTAAGGAAATATAGATTTTTTAATCTAACTCTAATTGATTTAATCCCTACATTATTTGTAGGACTTATAATTCACTCATATATATGGTTATATCCTTTAGAATTAGATATTGATGAGCAATCTAATAGAACATTCATTCAATATATTATATCATTATCAATAATATTAATAACTTTATTAGGATTAGGAATAATAATACATAGATCTTTAAGTATTAAATCTGGATTATCAGCACATTTAGGTTTAAATGGGATACCTAATAAAAAAATGACTTAATATTAAAGAAGATGGTAGAAATAATAAGAGCAGATAAATTTTTTTCTATTTGGATATTTATCTATACAATAGCATATATATTTAAAATAACACCATATAATCCAATAATACTTATTTCGATCGCCTTAACATTTTTTGTATTTAGTTTATTTATTATAATATATTATTTAAATGAAAATTCGCTTCTATTCTATTATATAATGATTAATACAATTGCTAAAATAATACCATTATTTATAATTATAAATAATAAAATAACAAATAATGATATAATATTTACAGTCTATTTTATATTATTATATGTTATATATATGCAAATTATTAAAGAAGATATTATATGTGTTTATAGAGATTATATAGAATTCATAATAGATAAAGATAAGGGAAGAGAAAGTAGTTTTTATAATATTTATATGCAGTTGCAAAATAAATTAAATTCCATAACATCAACCTAAAAATAAATAAGTTTAAATATTTTTATAGAATAAAAAATGATATATTGTATAAAATTATACAATAAATAATAAAGATAATGTCATTGTCACTTGGTAAAATTATGCAAGAATTAAGAAATAATGATGAAACTTCTAATGCTGGAAATAAATGGACTATTGAAGAAGATAATAAATTAATCCAAGAAATTGCTGATAATAAAACTTATAAAGAAATATCTTTAGAGCATAAGAGAACTATTGGAAGTATTAAATCAAGAGTTATATCTCATATAATTTATCCAAAAATAAAAGATGATATAGAAATTGATATTGAAGATTTAGTTTTGGAATATAAACTTGATGAAGAGCAAATTACAAGACATTTAAATAAAATAAAAAATAAGGAACTAATTAAAAACAATTCGGATTGTGATATGAGAAAAACACATAGACCTATAAATAATGATGAACCAACTAATAAACAAATATTTGAATATTTAAAACAATTAGATAATAAAATTAATGAAATAAATTCTAAATTGGATAATTTAGAATATTTGAGATAAGTTATAACTTATTTCAACTTATTATGTTTATTATCATTTATACACTTTAAGAAACTATATAAATGATATATCATATTTATAATATGATAATAAATGACAGATATCACAGATATAGCAGAACAATATGACAATATTTCTAAAGATTTTGACAGGTCTCGTATTCGAATTTGGAATGCTGTTAAAGATTTTTTACAACCAACAAGAGATAATTTAAAACTATTAGATGCGGGATGTGGTAATGGTAAAAATATGATATATGCTATTAACCTTGGTTATATTACAAAAGGTTTTGACATTTCTAATAATCTTTTAGAAATATCTAGAAAAAAGAATTTAGATGTTTATTATAATAATATTTTAGATATTAATTATGATTTATATGATAAGATCATATGTATTGCAGTAATACATCATATTAACGATATAAATAAACAAAAGGATGCTATTATTAATCTTATTAATCAATTAGTATTAGGAGGAGAATTGCTAATATCTGTATGGTCATATGAAATTACATTAGATAATGAAAAGAGAAACAATAAACAACTAAAAGATTATCGTAATTTTACAGTAGGACATAATTTTTTTAAATGGAATAATAAATGTGATAGATATTATTATATACACGATTATAATTCATTCTGTCTCTTAATTAAAAATGTATCTTCAGAATGTAATATTAAATATAAAATAACATATGAAAAACAAAATTGGTTTTGTAAAATAGTAAAAGTATCTTAATAATATATCATAATTTAATAATTATTATTTTTATATGATAATAAACAAAATGTACATATATATAATGCTATTGTTTCTCAATATAATCCTCTGACATTATTCATAGCAAAAAAACATCTCCTAATTTTTTAGATTTAAAAATTTTACGTTATAGAATTAATATGAAATATCAATCTATCATCTTTTGCATGTAAACTATCTAAATGATAAACCTTCTTAATACGATTTATAAGAATTTTAATTAAATTATCTTTACTTATAAGTTTCCAATCTTCCCCATCTTCTTCTGTTCTATCCAAACCAAATAATCTATAATCATCAATTATAATAATTGCCTCATTTTTAAATAAATTATTGATGTGAGTAATTTCTTCATCTAGAGGACAGTCCTTATCAGATTTTCCGGTATCTCCATGAGACCAATGTCCATCAAGAAAAAAAATACTAGGTTCAGTAATTGTAGGTAATAATTTTTCAAACACAATACTACTATCGCCTAATAAAAAATTAATTTTTTTCCCTGTATATTTACTTTTTGTGTTTTTGTATAATATGTCACTATATTCAATAGTATAAATATTATTAAAATATGGTTCTATACTAAATATTGTATCTCCGTAGAAGGTTCCAGTTTCAATAAAGCAAGGGTATTTAGTATAATCATCATGTAATGATAATAGGAAAGTTTTATCTATTGGTGGCATATATATAATATTATACTTTTAATTCTTTATATATTATTGTAATAATATTGCCTTAATTGAAAGGGGATTTACTACCAGCAGGATTCGAACCTGCGAGTGCTAAGCACGTGACAGCTTAAGTGTCATGCCTTGGACCAGACTCGGCCATGGTAGCAAAGCTCATAAATCAGAGCAATATTAATTAAAAAAATAAGTTAGTTAACTTGTTATCCTAGATAACTTAATAATATATTCTATTTGTTTTATATTATTAAATAATCCTTATATAATTTTATGTTATCAATAAGATATATATATGACTGAATAGGAAATTATTAGTTTAATATATTATTAAATTATCTTAGATGATATACATTTTAATGTTTTTACACCTTTGGACATTTAAAATGCCGATTTAAGAGTGGAAATATTGTTATGGCTTGAATAGGTAGTAATAGAAGTTCTATTTAATCCTAATACTGTTGAAAAAATTTTGCCAAACATCTTACGACTTTCAAACTGGCATGTAATAGGATTATATATTATTTGCTTGTTTTTGTTATTTATAGCACAAGGAATAATATCTATGTTGGTCATATATATATTTAAAGATAATATATTATTAGATAATAATATATTATCTTTAAATAATTATTAAACCTGAATACTAATATCGGCGTTTTAAATCTCCAAAGGTGTAAAACTTACTAAGATAAGATATCAATAATAATCTAAAGATATTTTCTCTTTGCTAAAAAGTTCATATGGGATCTTATTCAATATTATACTACCACTTGGTAGTTTTTTAATATCTGATAAAAATATTTCTGGAAAATTATGTAAACATAAATGCAAAACTTTTGCAAAAATATATAAAAATGCATCATACTGGGATTGATAGATATTGCTTTTTTTTGCAGTATTATCTAACATATCAAATAATGTTGAAACTTTCTCATCAGAATACATAATATATATAAAGCAATCTATTATTTTTTGATAATCTTCAACAATTAAATTGTTAATAATTCTATAATCTTTATACAGCAAAATATTACTAGATAATCCAAAATCATAAATCATAACGTTGTATTTACATGATTTCAAATAGTAAATTACATTTTTAAATTTATACATATAATATGTATTGTCTCTATGTTCAGTATTCTCTAAATATAAAAAATTACCCCAATGGCAATCTTCATGAATATATCCAACAAGATTATGAAAAGACCCTATTGATATTAAAGATTGAATCAATATGTTATATAATAATAATTTATCATCTAAAATATTTTTTGTATTTAAAAGATAATATTTAAGATCATTATCTGCAAGTTCGTTAAAATTTGCTAGAGCATATGGAGTATTCTTTAATCTATCACAGTAAGAATAACAATACATAATTAAAAAATGCTTAGATTTTTTAGTTAATATTAATTGTTTTGTTATAGATTTCATTAATATTGTTTCTATTTTATTATTGTCGCTGGATTCCATTACTTTCGTAGCAATATATATTGGTTGACTATTATGAATATTTGTTTTATATATTGTTCCATATATACTTTGACTACCTATTTTTTCTACAAGTGTTAATATATCTCTTATTTTATATGTAGAATTTTCTGCTTCTTCTAAACAATCTGTAGATTTCAAAGGTTTTATATTACCTTCATTTATTTTGTATTGTATTATATTATAACGTTCTATACGCATCTCTAAATTATTTCCTTTTGGCATTTGCTTAAATTTATATGGAACTTTAGAATTAATTAGTGATTCTATATTTTGCTTTGATTTAACTAATAATTCTGACATTTTTTCACGTGTTGCTAATATTTTGTCCTTATATGACATTTTATATAATAATTGAATAATATAATCTATTATCACATAATATATTATATTATTTTTAGATAATACCAATTAAAAAATTTAAATTTATAAAATATCATTTGGGGATACTCTATCGTCTCACTTTTACTATGCAAAGGGAGTATATCTAGCGAGTACGAGATGTTTGAGGAGTTAGTGATTTACGAGGTTTACGAGGTTTACGAGGTGTGTATGATGCTACTCGCGATGTAGCACCTGGTGATATGCGTCCTACAGATACTTTAGGTCTACGAAGGACTTTATATCGCGATGCCCCTCCTTGTCGTAGAAACTGCACGTCTGTTGTATCTTTTGTAACAGCACAGAATATAGAAGGGTTCTTAGACAATTCTCCGGAGTGTATCTTTTCATTTAATCTTAATTCCATATATCTATCTACATTATCTCTTTTTAATTTTGTCTCATAAATGCCGTTCAAAATATGTTAAATATTGTAAAGAGTATATTTACAATAGGAAGAAGACCGGACATATTTACGAGAATTCATACATAGTACACGCTATGTAATAATCAAATTTTTACTACTTATAGATATTTATTTTGCTGTTAAATCGGCATTTTAAATGTCCAAAGGTGTAATATAATACTATAAATATGTTTACAAACATATAAAAATAATATAACATATATTATACATATAATACATGAATATCTATAAAACGGTATCTATATTTTTGCTATTTACATATGAAGTTCTCGCATTTTCAAATATGCCCAATATTATTGATAGAATTAACAATATTAGTTTATTTATAAAAAATAAATCACCACCACTCATACAACCTAATTATATAACAAGGTTAAATCTTCATCGTAGGGAATTATATAAGGTTGCAAGCATAATTCCATATATTATTACTAAACCAGCGATTGCTACAGTAATATCTAAAGAAAAAAATATTGAAGAATTAAGAAAAGAAGCATTAAATATTATTGAAGTTCAAAAAAATACTATTAATTTACATTCACTAAATGATACTAATAATAATGATATTCTAGATATTGATGAT